TGGTAAACATTACTGAAAAGGTGAAAAGGTATGCTGGTCCGAGGTGTGATTTTCATAAGGAGAAAGTTTCCTTGAGAGATTTTTTATATTACGACTGTGAAACCCTAAAAAAGAGGTTTCCAAAAATTGTGTTGGCCAATGGATTGGGTATGAAAAAGAATGTATCTACACTCGACTGCTTCACAACTGATCTTCGGATACCTTAGTTGCTAGATAAAACTTAAGCTCGCCCAAGTTTGCGACATTATACTTCAATATCAGAAATCTATTCCCTGTTTCTTGTATGATCTGAACAGACGCACACATACTCGTCGCCTTTGTAAATATGTTTAGATACTTCAGACTGTACAACCCAGAAATCTTCGTACTTTCATCGACACATTCAATCGAAGTTTCTTGGTTCGCAAAGTCACCTTCACACTTGAATTTGATTTCCTTACCAGAACGAATTATTTCAATATCGTTTCCTATATTGGACATGTCTCTACAAAGTCGTTGGAAGTCTATCGAGGGGAGGGTGGTGATTGTAGTCATCTCTACATCAGGGACCTCTATGTGACTCTCGTTAATGTCCAATAACTTGAGTTGAAATTTCGTATTCGTTTTCTTCGTGTCACTCGAAATTTCTATATTCATATATTCCTTACAGTTAATTTCAATTTGTAGCACATCATTATTTGTAATAGTTTTCAGTAATTTGAAAGTATTAGAAATATTTATACCAGCAATAATTTCTTCCTTGTCACATACATATTCTTCGAAATTATCACCTGATAAGAAGATATCCACGAGGGATGTTCGTGCTGTATCCAACGTCACGATATACATACCCTCTTTCCTGAAGTATATGTTCACATCATTGAGGATATCCTTTAGAACTTCAAATGTTGATTTGAAAGCTGCTGCTTGGATAGTAACTAACTTCATGATTAGTATTTAAAAGTGTTACATCTTTAACTCTGTATACGGCTCCCCCTTTGATACATTTTTGCTAATCTTTTCTTCCAATTCTTTCGTCATTGGAGGCTGTAACGACTTTCCGTAGTCATCTAACGCGAACATGTCTGAATGGTCACCTTTACCATCGAGTGAGGACATACCACAACCCATACCACCCACTGACCCGTGTGATATTTCTTTTGTGGGGAGTAGGGAATCTAACCAGTTTTTTATCTCATTACCGATAAGAATCTTACCATTTTGGGTAAGCATGGTGGGGACACGTGAAATTTTACTTTTGTAACTCTGTGGTATACCCTGTGTATTTATGTTATGGTATTGAACAATCTGTTTCAGCTGATGATGTTTATTGACGTAGTCGACAACTTCCATGGAAAATTTACACCTTGGGCTATATATCAACAGAGACATCTAATATTTCACAAGGTAAAATTCTAAAATAAATTAACGCATATTAATAATATGAACTACCTCCTCGCTTTCGTATTGATAGTAATTGTATTTGTTCTGACGAATGAAAGTGAGAGTTACGGTTTCTCAGGATACACAGTGCCACGTGAAACTCAATTAATGGACCCCTTTCCAAACCTGACTGGTTATGAACCCGCGAAAAATGATGCCAATGGGGACCTGATGGAGAGCATAGTTTTACTCACGAATAAAGAAATCCACAAAAGAACTGGGGTTTCAAATTACATCATAGAAACCACCACCATGAAGAAATACATAAAGGAAGCTGCCACTATTTATGAGTGTGGATTTATGACTGTAAAGAAGGGTGGGTTTTCATTTGGGTTTTCTGTAGTCGTGTGGGTAATACTCGAAGATCGCAAGCCCCCAAAACTTTTAGCAATTCGTTCTCAACCCATAGGATTTCAAAACTCAGACCAAGTGATATCCCTATCTGAAAAAACAATGGGTAAAGATTTTTTAAAATATGACATCGTGAGGGATAATCACATACCAAGTAGGGGTGATTTTGATACCTCTATGAGTGTTTTTAGAGATCAAAATGTCGACATTTCCAGGCCATACATCAAAGAACCAGAAAGTGCTGAACAGGTCAAGGAGGAATTACAAGAATTGAGTGAAGATGTGGAAGAAACTGTAAACACTGTGAGGAAAAACGTAAACAAGTATTTACAAAAACTTGAAAGTGAGTTTGAACGCTAGAAAATTAAATTGCAGTAAATAGTAATGTTAAGCATCAATGACGTAACGAAAATTGATGAAAAGAGAAAACGAATCAAAAAGGAGATATACACGAAAATATATGAACAGTTTTCATCTAAAATAAAACAGGCTGTTGAGCTAGGCTGTAAACAATTATTCTTAACAGTGCCAATTTTTCTAGTTGGATACCCAACATTTGACAGGGGTCAGGCGGCACGTTACGTGGCTAGACAATTCAAACTTGGTGGGTTTACGGTGCAGATGATTAATGATATCGAAATTTACGTATCCTGGTTTGTGCAAAAGAAAAAGAAAGAACGCCCAGAACACAAAGAGGAGGACGACTTTCCAAACTTAATGAACCTCAAGAAGATGGCGAATAAATACAGGTGAGTGCGTAGTTATTTCTCATTTTAAAAAACCACTTAATCATAAATGGACAATTTAAACGTTCTCGTCGAAGCGAAGAAAGAGTATTTGGGGCAGATGTGTTTAATAATGACTCCAGCTATGATTGAAGTTTTCCAGGAAATGTACAACGAATCTATCAAGTCTTCGAAGGGGAAGCAGGTCCTCATCATGTTTCAAAAACTTTTGAAGGAGGTCCCGAACTGGTCTAACGCCATGTCTAAAAGACATAGTGACAACATAACGGGGCGCTGTTCCTGGTTTAGTGACTTACTAGCTGCTGTTTTTGTCGCGTGCACCAAGATTCTCTCCGCAGTCCGTCTCAAGGCTGATAACAAGAAGATCGCACTGAAACTTCCAACAGAAGAAGTTTTCATCCAGACGTGTTACAACAACGCCGCGCGTGATCTTTACAAAGATCCCTACATCTTCCACGAGGAACAGAGTGAATACGCCCGTGATGACAGTTTGACTACCCGCTTTTCCACTTGTATTGAAAATACAGTGAAAGAGTTGATTCCAGTTCAACAGATTCTCCAAACATACATGTCTCAAGAAACGCGTGATATTTCCCTTGATGGGGATGTCCAGGATAGTGCCGACCCTGATGTGTTAGATGAGGGTGAGTTCCCCGAAGAAGAGTCAGAACAGGTTCCAGATGAAAATCAAGAAGAAATCCAGGGTGAAGAACCACAGTCCACCATGGAACCTCAACCCACTGGTCTAGAAAACGAATTCAAGACTGTCCCAGGTGTTCACGCAACCCCAGCATTTGAACCAGAACCCGTTCACGAGCCTGGACCCGAGGAATATCAGGAGCCAGTTCAACCAGATGAAGATGAGGGAGTTCTCTTCGGTGATGCACCAGAGCGTCGTATAAAAAATCCCAGGTACAATTAAATGGAAGACCTCTCCAATTATCTCAGAGATCCTGTAAGCGCGGCTTTAATCGGCGCTGGTTTAACAGCTGGTTACATACATCTCAAGGCGTATCTCAATAATGAGGGCAAGCTTGAATTAAACAAATACACAAAACCAGCGACATTGAATGCCATACTCGTATTCTTTATCGTCTCTGGTGGAATTGGTAAACGTGAAATCATTTCAAGTGAACCTTTCTAAACTTAAAGATTAGACTAGTAAATTAAGAAAATGGCATCTGTCTCTGCTTTCAACGATATGATGGGTCAATTTCTTGTGGAATTGCACAAGACTTTTCCAGAGGAAAAAGGAATCAAAAAAATGCTTACATCTTTCGATGTATTAAAGTCGAGTAACCCTCGTCTATGTGTGGATGGTTTTATGAAAGGGGTGTCCCCCTACGCTGAGCAAATCTCGTCGAAGAATGACAAATTCCTCCTCGAGGAATGCGCCAACATCGATTTCCTAAAAGATTTGGATCTCGCTTCCTATTGGGAGAGAATGTCCCAAAACACGAAGGATGCCACTTGGCAATATCTCCAGACTCTGTATATGCTTGGAACCACTATTACGGCCCTCCCCCCGGACAAGATGGCTCAAATCGAGGCACTCGCACAGGGTGTGGCATCCCAGTTACAGGATGAAGGTGGTGAATTGAATGAAGATGCCCTCATGAAAATGATGGGTAGCATGCTCGGTGGTCTTGGATCAAAAAATTAAACCTGAGTATATATTAAATGAAGGTTTGGTTCGATGATCCTCGCCAACTCGTTGATGAAAAAAACTTTTTACAATTCTGGCCAAATGGTGAACAGTCCCCAGAGGAGAGAATTAACGCTGCCTCTAGGTTCATCGTTTACGCTTCTACACTTTTATATTTAATTAGACGTGACCCCCGTGTCTTTATATTGGGGGGAACTTTATTGGGGACTATCTATGTTCTTTATAAGTCGAAAATGGTGAAAGAGGGGTATGTGGCACCCACGGGCCAAGCCACTTGTCAGAAACCCACCATGGACAACCCCATGGGTAATGTGTTAATGACTGATTATGGCCAAGCCCCAAACCGTCTCGAGGCCTGTTACTATCCATCTGTGAAACCCCAAGTTCAGAGATTTACAAGTGACCGCATTCCGTATGACAGTGGCCGCTCTAGGACTTCAATGCCCAAGTACCTTCGCAATGCTATGGAACGACAGTTTGTGACTATGCCTGTTTCTAAAATCCCAGGGGGGCAGACTGAGTTTGCTGAATGGTTATACGGAGAGAAGAATGGTCCGATGTGTAGGAGTGATCCGTCCCAGTGTGATCCAAATGCTAGGGGTGTTCAAGCTGGGGCATTTTCTGGTCTCGGTGCCGACGGAGACAAGCGGTCAGGAATGTTTGGTAGATAGATTAATATTCTCACGTACTAATAAATGGCGTATCAGCTCCAACCTGGTCTTTCCATCGTTCAAAATAGTGGTGCTCTCCCCAGCGCTAAAGCTACTGAAGAGGTTTTCGTTTATCCTCAGCCCAGTGGGCCGGTGAACAATGGTGCGAGCCGACCGAACACGATGCTTTACGGAACTGCCCCTTACAAAGCTGGGAAGGGTTCTCCAGCTCAGCACATAGATGTCAGTGACAAACTTCGTCCCCAGAGCACGTCTCGTTTCAATAAACATTTAGTTGAGACGTATGACAAGAACTATTTCCCCCTCAATAATGTTCAATGCAAACTGCCACTGAGGACAATGCAGTATGAACCAGCTAGCACTCGGGCAGAACTCCAGAATGGTTTGTTCCAGCAAAGATATCTTAATAAAAATGTTAACAAAAAGTAAGAATGGCTGATCCCATTTCGCTTATGGCTGTAGCGGGTCTTGTATACGCTGGTCGTAACTTGAGTACTAAAACTCGTCCCCCCGAAGTTACTACCGAACCCCAATTTATGAATAAACCCAAGATAGTAGAAGAAGATAACTTCGAACCACCTGTAGAGGTTGCCCATAAACGAGAAATGTCTGGCTTTGGTGATGTTGCCCAACAATCTCGTTCCAGTGGTCAGGAAGTGATGGATATGAGAAACCGAATGCATGATCACGGACGGATGAATAACCTGTCCCCCATAGAGAAGGAGTTGGTTGGTCCAGGTTTGGGTGTCGGACCCAACGTCCCTGCCACGGGTGGCTTTCAACAGATGTTACGTGTCAACCCTGTCAATGTTGGTGAATACAAGTTGACTACACTTCCAGGACGAACCGGTCATGCAGCTGATCGCACTGGTGGTCGGGGTGCGGTGGTTGGTCAACTTACCCACAATAAACCGGCGACCACCGCGCACATGCCCTCTCGCCTTCCAAACATGCCTGGACGTGCCCAGGGTATGACAGGGGTGGTCCCACGGAACGAGCATGAGAAAACGAAGAAAACCACTAACCGTTCAGAAACAGGGTATCGGGGTGACAATTTGGGATTTAACGGCGCTAAGCGTGTCATTTCCGCCTCAACGCAGGCCCAAGATCCGACACGTTTCAAGGGTGATAACAATGATGCACAGTTCATGTATGGTAATCAACCAGCTCCAGGGATCACTAATTTCAATGGTGGATATACAAACACGGTCGCGGCTCAAATCAATGTGAAGAATAACGAGGAACTCATGAAGTATGGTTTCCGTCCCGAGGATAAGCGTGGTAAACCCAACCGTATGGGTAACGCCGGTCGTATGAACGTTCGTGAGAGTGCCCTAAAGCAGGGTGGGACAGTTACAGCTGTGAGGAGTGACACCAGTCGCATAGATGGACGTATAAATGCAGCTAACGGTGGGTGGACCCAAAACTACCAGCAAAAGCCCTACCATCAGTTCAACGCTTACAAGGGGCAAGGAAACCCCCATGTCAACAATCTCGGGATTGCGAAGAGACAGCTCCAGAACAACCCCCTCGCGCATCAACTTTACCAGTAGAGGATTTAGAATCAAACAAAAACACTCATTAAAATATTGTGCCTATATTTTAATGAAGGTTCATAACTTTACGATCGACAGTAGTCAGAGGGACCCGACTCTCCACGCGAATCCGAATGATTACTCCGTGACCCTAGACGATGC